AACTTTCATTTTATTTGTAAATGGAGTATAACTATAAGTACTTCCACTTCTTGAAATTTGTCCTAAAATACTATCTTTTAAATGGTCGTATGTTAAACCTTGTTTATGAACAGTTTTTCCACTATATGCTCTACTTGGGCTACTATCCATTACTAGAGAAGTATCGCTTTCTATCTCTACAATTTTTGCCATAAATCTAGTGGCTCCTGCTGTATCTATTGCGATAACATCTCCTTCCGTAAAGTCAGAAGTAAAAGTTGTACTACTACCTGTAAGTTCTGGTAATCCTGCTGTTGCTGATACTGTTCCACTTGCTTGAGTTAAGTCATTATTCGATGCTCCAAGCTGTGCCATAAATTGATAATTATACTTAGCACTTGTTACTGCATCTATTGCACTTGTATCTTCTACAAGGGTAATTGCTTTTAAAGGGTCACTAGTATCACTATAATCATATAGTAAGAAACCTGTGCCACCATCTGCTAAATTATTGAATCCGTCTTGTACTGTTTTTGCGGCATTACCGTTTGAAACTGTTATTGCTGGAACACTATTTGGTGGAGTAAATACATAAGTAGTATTTGCAAAAGTTGTAGTACCATTAGTACTATTTACATTTACAACTGTTGTTAATATACCGCCTTTTTGTATTAAGTGATTCATACCAGCAGATATAGCTCCTTGTCCAAATATTGCATAAGCACTATCTGGGAAGCTTACTTGTCTTTGTACCCAACCAGAAGTTCTACCATTTGTAGCTACTGTTTGAACTCTAAATTTATAAGCTGCTCCTGGTACAACATTACTAAATACATAGTCTGATTTATTATTAGAGTCTAAGAATACAGTTGTAAATTCTCTATTACTATCTCTATCATCATTTTCTAAGTCTAAATTATGTTGAATATTATAACCTACTAAATGTTCATAAACATCTACTAAATCATTACCATTTGAATCTGTTCTTTGTGTAGTTGGGTGAGTCCAATTTAATACGATAGAGTAGTCATTATTGTTATCTCCATCTCCTACATTGTCTCCTCCATTTGAACTTCCTGGTACTATCTGTGCAGTTAATCCTATTGGTACAGGAATTTCATCTGTTCTTGCGGGAGGTTTATATAAAGTATCGGGATATTCTGGAACTTTCCAACCTCTATCTACTGCATCAAATTTGCCTGATTCATAAGCTGCTGCTGCAATACTTACTTGCATATCATCTTCATGTTTTATACTCGAAATAATATACTCTTTAAAACTACCTGCAATTTTAACATTATCATCAGTCTCTCCTGAAACTGTATATATTACTTCACCGTTTGGTGCAGAACTAAATGCGCTTGATACAGTTATAGATGTAGTATTAAAAGAGCTTACTGCTTGAGTTTCTATTCTAAGGTCATCTGACCAATAAGTTTGTACAACTGCTCCACTATCATCTTTTATATTACTAGCTTTAGCGTGACTATCAACAGCTGCTCCATCTTCATCAAGTAGTATTAAATCTCCTTGTGTATAAGAAGTTGAATTAATAGTAGCCAGAGGCTGTGCCAAATAAGCACCACCATTTGGGTATATTAAGTGTAATTTAAAATTATCACTATTATTTAAGAATGAACTTAAATCTCTGTCTGTTCTTATAATTGTTGTTGTAGAAGAAGCTGAAGTAGTAACACGACCACTTGCAACTATATCTTGTAAATCTGAATCTTGTACTTTTATGACATCACCAGGTTTTAAACCTAATGCATTTAATCCTGTTTTAAATGTTACTACTTCTTTTTCAAGTTGTTCTGATAACAATTGGTATTTACCATGTCTTACAGCTTGTCCTTGTGAAGTACAGCCATAGGCTGCAACATTTTTTCTTCTAACTTTACCTGTTTTTGCAATGTCATCGTGGTCTTCTACAACTTCTACTGCTTGTTTATAGCCATTCTCTGGGTCATTCCAACTTACTGCTATCTGATTATTTCTAAATCTACCTGCCGTACCTGCATAATTAAATTCTCCATCAATTACATTTGATTTTGAGAAAGTATAAATAGCTCCTTTTTGTTGATTCATTCCAAGAGTTACTTGTCCATTGTACCATACTAACATGGCTCTTAGTTGAGAAGCTAAGTTCTTTAAAAATTTAATTGCGTCTTGGTCTTTCTGAACATATAAGTTAGTAGTAAATCTAGGTTCTGTTCCACCTTTTCCATCAGGAACTAATTCATCACAATACTTTGCTAATTGAAATAAAGTATATTTATCTATGCTACTAAAGTCAAAGTCTTCATCTAAGTATTTACCTAATCCGTATCTTTGATTTGTTAGTAAGTCATAAAATACCCAAATAGGGTTGTTTGTATATACTGGTTCATAGTTTGCATGAGTAGCACTTGTAAAAGTTTTTTGGTCTCCTCTAAAATTACCATCCCAATCTTGTACGGAACTTTCTTCTGCTCCTGTACTTACATTTCTTTGATAAGAAGCTGTAGTTCTTCTTACTCCTGTTGCTGTGTTTGCTTCATCAAGCGGAAAATAATTTGTAGGAACTTTTACTTTTAGTCCACGAATTTCATAACTTCTTTTTGGTATTTGTTGAAAATCTTTCGCATCTACAACAACCCCTGCATATGCAGAATATGGGAAAGTTAATTTATCAGTAATAATATTTTCAATTTGTTTTACAGTACCACTATTATTTTGTTGCCAACTATTTTCTTTTTGATTAACTGCTGAGATTCTTTCAATTGTTAATCTGTAAGCATCAAATGGTTGATATTTACTTATATCAAAAGTATAAACATGATTGAATGGTTGTTTAGTTTTTGCTGATATAATGCCACTTTGTGCGTCTTTTGTTCTACCATTTCTATGATAAGAGGATGTACTAGTAGCAATTGTAGCTCTACCTACTTTTGTTACATCTGTATAACTACTTCCACCGTCTCTAGAATATCCGAATTTGATTCTGTATTCAGCAAACCCAGGACCAAGCTTACCATTTTCTTTTTGTGAAATCATAGTATTAAACTGTAAAGTTACTTTAACTGCATCTACTTCTGAAGGATTTCCAACTCCCATTGTAGAAGAAGTTACTACTAAAGCATTTCCTGAGTATGATGTTGTTTCTTTAAACCCAAAAGAACTTGCACTAGGATATCCTGTATTTTGTGTAGTACCAAGAGCTCCTCCTGATACTGAGTGAGCAATAGAAGCACTACCTATACCTGCTGGAGTAGGTAACCATTCTTGTTCACGCTCTCCTGTTCTAAATGCAAATCCAAAGTTTTCGTAGTTATATAAAGGTTGTTGTTGTTCTGTTCGAGAAGGACTTCCCATTTGTACACCAGTATTTGCAACAGTTACTCCTGCGGCTGTAATAGTAGCAGTATTACCACTAAAACTATCTACAGTATCTTTTAAATCTAAATATGCTTTTGTATTTGTTACAGTTGTCATAGGAACTGTATCTACTCTTATTGCAGTTGTGTTTATTTGTTCTGTGATTCCTGCTATGAGTTGTCCGCCATTACGCCCAGCCCCATCAATACGAATCATTGGTTGTATACCAACGCCATCCCAAACATCACTTGCTGCAAAAGACATATTTCCACTATTTGTAGAAAGAACAATATTGTTACCTGCTACACAATTAATAGAAGAAGTTGTTCTTTTACTTGCGCCTTGTACTATTATTTCTCTTGTTCCATCGGATATAGAAGCACCGCTAAATATATTACCTGTTGAATTATCTGTAATTACTCCTGTTCCGTGAACATAACCAGCATCAAAAGATCTTTGCGGAGATATTGCAGTAGCATTTGTAGCATTTGCAACAGGATTGTCGTTTAATCTAATACTTGCAACACCATCTACCAGTCCTTCAATAGGTCCTTCAGATAATAAATCATAGATAACGGCAGTTTGAGCACGAATAAGTCCACTAGACTTTACTCCTGCTGAATCGAGAGGCGCTGAACCTCTTGTATTACCTTGTGATGTATTTTGTGCCATTAATGAGCCTCCTGTTGAATCCAGTTTGAATTACCGCCACTATTATCTGAGCCACCAGCTCCACCGCCACCGCCACCAGAACCTTCGCCGTTTCTTGTTCCTTTACTAACGAATTGATATCCTTGATTACCTTGAATTCTAGTGTCTGTAAATCCGAAGTTTACTACCGCTCCACCTACTTCCATTTTTCCGAAACATAAAGGTACGGGCACTCCTGATTTAGTGTTATTTATTGGGCCATTGAACATACTAGATTCTTCCTCATTGAGCACGTCGGGCTCATCAGTTAGTAATGTTACTATACCTTGTAAAGCTAAAGATGTACCAATAGATATTAAAAGTTGTGCTCCTCTACTTACTGTGTCTGGGTCACCCATACTAAAACCAACAATAATTAATATTACTCCAATAATAAGTTCTGTAAGACCATCTTTTGCAGAACCTCTAGGAACTGGAGTAATAATTATATCATCTTTTCCTAACTCTATTCCTGCAGTTTGATTTGATAAGAAATCCTCTCCTTTTTGTACTGAAAATTTTACATTATTTTCTGTACAGTCTATAAGATATTGACGAAGACCGCCTTTCATAGTATCTATTGCATGCATAGCTTCCTGAACTGTCTTCACATTCAGTCTATGATGCTCTCCGAATAGTTTACCCATTCTTCCTTTTAAATAAATATTTCTAGTCATGGTTGTATAATTGTGTATTCTTTGTCGGGATAAGAAACGATTAAATAAGGTATTCCAATCTCTCGACATTGTATCTTGTCAACTTCGCTTGGCGTTGATTTTTGGTCATAGTGACTATGGACTACATATTTTATTTTCGAATTTAATTGATATTGTGCGAAAGTTTTTGAGTCCATTTCAAATGTATTTTTTTGTGGGGAAATATTTTCCATAGGAATATATTTTTCATTAATACCCTCTTGTATAACAAGCCCACAGCACTCCCTTGGTGCTTCTTTACTAGCGTGTGTATAAATTTCTTCCATCATGTGAACGCCTTAGATGCTGGATAACCGCCAAAAGGTAAGTTTGCATCCGTATTAGTACTAGCTTTACCAGTAGAACTTGCTGTTCCTACTGATTTAGGAGCAAAACCAAATCTCATTTTACATCCTTCAGTTCGTTTACTACATCCATCTCCTCTTTCCCAAACTCCTGCTCCTGGAATTGGGTGTGTACTTTGATTTGCTTTCTTTGCTTTCCATAATAAGACTTTGCCATTTGTAGAAGAGCTTGCTGTATTGTCTGTAAAAACTACATAATCATTATCTCTATCATCACTATAAGTAAAATATTCAGTTCCATGTGAGTATGCCGCATAAACTCTAACTCTTTTATATGCAGTATTATCATCTGCTGGAGTCCCTGGAGCATTGTTAGCTGCAACGGCTTGCCAGTAGTTATTTAGAGTTACGCTAGAAGTTGTACCATCAGCATTGTAT